AATAGTAGCCCAATTAGTTTTGATAGACTGTGCTACACGATAGCGAATTGCGTAGGCTTGATAATCTGTGCCAACCCAGACATCATCACGCTTTTCAGCAAAATCAATTTCTCCGCCATGAAATCGGCGGGCTAGAGATGAAGGGCGATAGAATTGCCCTACTAGTAAATCCTCAATAGAATAAGTTTTCATTTAGTTTTCCTTTCATTTTGTTACTCCGTAAGTTTAGCAAAAACCACTGACATTTTCAAATCCAAAATGCGTATAAATCGGACATTGTGATTTTTATCACAAAAGTAAATTTGTCTGGTCATATTTTTTTCGGGCGTGTCGCAAATTTTGGGGTTGTGGATAACTCTTCGTAACCTGTGGATAACCCTCACAAGAACTTGCGGGCAGCTGTCGATCTTGTCAAATCGACACGCCGATTATTTATCTATTTTATTTAGTAAATAATTATTATTTAGATTACGATTATTATTTGAGAACATAGCCTCAATTACTTTTTTATCCTTTTCACGCTGGATTTTGCGTTGCTCTTCTTGAGCCTTTAGTATTCTGTTATAAGTATCCATTTAGTTTTTACCTTTCTTAGTTAGGGAGAATTTCTGTTCCGTAGTATTCTACGGCGGAATACAAATCCATCATTCCTTTATAGTCACGACATCTAGGGCAGAAAGCGTTCCACCCGTCTGTTAGTGTTGAACAAAAAACACAGATTTTATCTGTTACGCAAAAATCGTTATCTACTAAGTAGCCGATTATTTCATTTTTATTTAGTGTAGTCATTTTATAACCACCTTTCTTTTTTTATCTTATGTATGGAATACTACCATAGACCACTGACAAATTAGCCCGTTTTTCGGGCGTGTCGGAAAACTATTTTTGTGATTTAGATCATGTGGATAACTTACGCTCAAAATTTCGGGGATTTCCACAGCTGTGCATAAACCTGTGGATAACGCCCACAAAAGACTGCGGGCAGCTGCGCCTTTTGTCAAGGCGACACGCCGTTAGTTTAGTGTGAGATATGCCACAGAGAAGCCTATGCCTACGCATAGGGCTATTAGTGAGATAGTTTGGAGGACGATCATTTAGCACACTCGCAGTGTTCTATCTCGTACTCTTGGCGGTTACCTACATAGATAACGCCTCTACCATAACATAGGGAGCATTTAGTCATTTTATATCGCCTCCGCCAATTCTTCCAATTCCATTTCATCTTCTAATTCTAGCATTTCCTCTAGAGAGATTTCAATAGGGTCTGCCTCTACTTCATCATAGTATTCAATTTCGTATCCGTGTTGAATACTTTCATACTTGTAGGAATTGTCTGTGTTATCGAATGAATACATTTTTAGTATCTCGCTTTCTTTGTTTGCTTTACTTTGTAGATTCTATACGCTACCACTGACAAGGCAACTAGTAGCATTCCTAGAGGTGAGAGGTAGAAATCTAATTGGGCGGTCTCGAAGGCTAGCCCATCGCTTGTTATATCTATTACTAAGTATCTGTCCATTTATTTATTTCCTATTCGTTTAGTTAGTTTAGTTAGGGTCTTATTTGCTAGGCTCACCCTTTCGGTTTATTTGCTAGGCTCATACCCTTATTTAATTGTTATGTCTGTAAGACTATCACCTATGACCGACATTATCAAGGCGACACGCCGTTAGGCGTGTGTGACCTTAGTCACGGGCTACCGCTAGGGTGCCTTGCCAATTAGTAGAGATTCGATTGAGTGTAGGTTTGACATAGTGTATGTCCTTTCTTTAGTTTGTTTAATAATATAATACTAGCAGGGGGGTCTGACAAATAGCAACTCAGAAACTATAACAAATCGGACATTGTGAACTAAATCACAGATTATTTGTGTGATTAGCATCACAATTATGGGCGCACTATCCGAAATGTCCGAATTTACGGATATGTGTATCATACAAAATAAAAAAATATTAACATTTTTATAAATCTAAAAAAGTAGTTGAGTAAAACCAAAGCGGGGTGGTACAATAAGATCATGAAATTGTTTTTACGAATACGCTAATCCTCTTGGGGATATAGCTTAATCTGGTTAAAGCAATTGTCTTATATACAATCGAGTTTGGGTTCAAATCCCAATATCCCTACAAAAATTTTTTTTAACATTTTATAAATCTAAAATACTAGTCGACTAGAATACCTATTGACTTTGCTAATTTTTTAATGATACACTTTAGTTCGGTTTGTGGGGGCTTACACTGGAACTCAAATATACCAGATGTCTTGCTTCTCCTATCTCAACATTGTAGCAATTTTTTCAATGGGGGGAAAGGGGGGCTTTCCTAAAATCTAAATTCCCAGATATCATTTATATAGTAAATATACTATAATTATCACATATATTTATAAAAGGAGATTTATCATGATTAATTACCCAATAGGTGAATGGGAAACAGATTTTGAAATACCAGAAGACTTTGTTTCAGAGTTCAATCATTTTGTTAAAGAAATAATGAAAGAAGAAACAAGCATAAGACATCCTCTATACGAAAGACTTTTTATACTATGGTCTGCTGCAAAGCATGCTTCTAAGCTAGAAGGAGATTTTGTAGAGTGTGGAGTATATGCTGGATTCACTTCTTACTTCATGGCTAAGCACTCTAAAACAAATATCCACCTATTCGATTCTTGGGATGGTGTAACTGATTTTACAGAACATGATAATGAATATTATAAAGAAAATCCATTTAAGATACCAATGCATCATGCTGAAAAAACAATGTCAGAATTTGATAATGTCGTTTTTCACAAAGGCGAATTCCCATTTGATTTTGATCAACTAGAAAAAATATCTCTATTACATATTGATGCTGATAACTACAATCCTACAAAGATTTGCTTAGAGCAACTATGGGATAAGATGGTTCCTGGTGGAATTGTAATAGTTGATTTCCATGATTCATGGGCAACTGGGGCAGAAAAAGCAACTAAGGACTTTTTTGAAGGTAAAAGAGATCTTATCATGTTTAGGACTGGGAAATCTTTAATAATCAAATAATGGGCGGGAGAGTCTAAAAAGCTATGCTTGAGAAAAGGCTTCTAATGGGCTTTATAGACCTTGGAACCAATAACTCCATATATGGACTACCTAATGAAATCTTACTTGTCCAAGAAGCCCTTAAAGCCTTTATTGACTACATAGACTCTAAATTGCTGGAGTGTCCAAATATTGAAAATGGCATTTGCCATACATATTGGAGACATGATGATTGTAGGATATTGATGGATATCTTATTTGAACTTACCTTGGAAGAAAGATATAGGGCATGGAAATAGCTATTATTGGGATATTGTCTCTATATGGGTTTATTATTTACCATATACTGAAAAATACTGATAAGATGTATAAATGATCTTCTAGTTTCGCCCGCCGCCGCACTTTTTTTCGCACTTCAGGGGACATGTATAATATTAGATGATGTATAATTACATAGTGATATTAGCCTGCATATAGGCTATTAGTAAAAGGAGCTAAATATGAATTGGTTAAGAACAATAGAAGAAGATAGACTAGTTGCCATGTTTGAGAAACTAGCATCTGAATTAAAAGAAAAAGAATTAGCTGATAACCCAAGAGAATTAACTGCCGAAGAGAACAATGAGTTAGGCGTATCTTTAACAACTAAGTGGCAGAATGAAAATGCTGATGGCATGGAAGAGAAGCTAGTTGAGCTATATGGTACAGAAAAAGATAAGCTTGATTATGCCAACTGGAAAGTTAAGGGAGAGTAATTATGGGAATACTGGACACAGTAACAAAGACTAACGAGTACGGGCAACATGGAATTCACATCTTTAAAAATTTTTTTACAGAAGAAGAGCTCGCACTTCTTGATACTTGGGTAGAAACAAGTTACAGTAGCTCTACTGATGTTTCTGGACACCTTACCGCAAAAAACTATTCCATTATAACCAATAGAGAATCAGTTAGACCATATTTTACTAAGTTAAGAGAAGCAATTAAAACTAAGTGCAGCACAGAGACTTTGTTTATTGCTAGAGTAAAAGTTTTAGAGATTTCTCCATGGGAGTGGGAGGAGCTTGTTGATCCAGATTATGTTCCTACCGAAGAGCAGCTTGCTTCATGGGATAGGCCAATGAAAACTCTTAGTTATAATCTTACAGAGGTTAGAGAAGCTGCATTGGCTTCAGTACCTTCTAACGGATACGCACTAGCCGACTTCGAAAGTGGAATTGTTTCTAATCCACTATTTTTAGATATTTATCAGAATCCAATAGAGATTGATGCATATCATGCAATGGTAGTTTTGAACCCAGAATTTACTGGAGGTTCTGTTACTGTTAACAGCTCTATTACCAATGAAGACGTTGTGTTAGATCTAAATCCTGGAGACGTATTGTTCTTTAATAAGAGCGTTTCTGGTGTACAACAAATTTCAAAAGTTTTAACTGGAAAAAGACGTTGTTTTAATTTAGTACTAACTGAGGATAGAGCCTTTAGAGTTTAACGCATATGTCCATACATGTGCATGAAAACTTTATAGAAGGACAAGACTTAGAAAACATATTAGGGTTTAGCAAATCGTTTAGCCCCGAAGATAAGTTTCTTTGGGGTTATAACGATATTGTTAACTTAGAATATGAAAATAAAAATAACATTATTGGTTCACTAGATAAGTGTGTGCTATTTTTGAACGAAGAGTTCTTAAAAAAATATAAATTAAAAAATGATTTAAAAGTAATTAATATATTTGGTGCAGGGTTGAGACCTGGGAAAAAGTATACTAGACATCAAGATAAAGAATATACATATGAAGGCAAAAAAGACTCAGATGTAGTATACACTGGATTACTTTATTTAAATGATGATTATGTTGGAGGAGAATTACTATTAGAAGATCATTCTTCTGATAGTGTAACAGGTGGGCATAAATTAATTAAGCCTAAAGCTGGAACTTTAATATACTTTACAGAAGATGTCTATCATTCAGTAATGCCCGTTTCTGAAGGTATTAGATACAACATAGTTATGTTTTTTTCAGACACAGACTTGCGTAGACCTTTAGCTAGAAAGACTACACTAGAAAACTTTGGTTATTAAGAGTATTTATTATTGTCGTAAAAATTTGGTACCTTTAAAAATGCTGGTAACACATATCTAATAGGGCCAGCACCAACATGTCTAACTCCATGATTAAACTCATCATTACCTGGGAAGACAATTAGTGTTCCAGGCTCTGGAACAATTTCAATGTTTTTGTTGGGCCAGAACACCTGACCATTTTTATAATCATCATGTATATATATGATTGCTGCATACTTAATTGATGGATCTGTGTGTTGATCTGTATGGGCTACAAGTTCCACCCCTTCTGGCATTCTTTGAAAAAAATAAAATCCAGAGCATATTAACTTTTCTGTACCTTGATCCATAATTTTTTGAAGTCGATTACTTACTTGGTGATGAATAGGGTTATCTGTAAATGCTAAGTTTTTATCGTGCCAGTTTTGTGTTACTTCGAATAGACCTTCTGCAACTAAATTTTCAACATCATCTCTTCCAAACTTAGCCATACAGAATTTAGCAAGTCCTTGCGTATACTGAATTTCCCAATCAGCTTGAGTAGCATTGTTTATTATTTCAAAATATTGTTTAATTTCTTCGTCTGTAACAAAATTTTTTACAAGCAATAATCCTTCTACTGGAGTTTCTACTTCATAGCCAGCAGATTCCATTTCTTTTTTGAGATATGTTGTCATGGTTATATTATATCAAAAAACCCTAATAGGAGGCGGATCCTATTAGGGTTCTGTGCGTTTCCGCAATACATGAGGGCAAAATATGGGATGCTCACCTCATGTAAATTTATTTAATTATGTCTTTTTCAACCATTACTTCGTAAACAGCAGTAAGAGCGTGTTCGATAGAAGGAGTACTCTGTTCAATAAACTTAGAAACTTCCTCTTCACCCATTCCACTCATTAATGCCATGCTTTTATTAATTTCGATAAAGGTTTCAACCATTACCGCAATAGCTTCTTCTTTACTCATTTTCTTCCTTAGATCTGAAGGCTGGTGAGGGGCCCAGCAAAAAACCCTCTTGATGATATTCTACCATTTTAGCAAGCTGTTGTCTATCATTTTCATCTTTTGATAGTAAATTTGCTATAAGGCTTAGCAGGTCATATATTCTATGGAGCATAATATAATTTACCATGGGTAAATTATCTTCCATGTCCTGAGTTATATAATCTTCAGGCATTATATTTTTCATCGCTAGTTATTTCAAATAGAACCTGATTTATAGTTTTATTTGACTGAGACTGCTCATCTAGATATTTAACAAAATGTTTAATAACTCTATCAGCGATAAATTCCCTAGGTATGTGAGCGCATGGGATCACCATGGATAGCTCTAGTATTAAATCTTTATTATAAATACTTTGCATCTACGTATCCTTTCATTTTTTTATACATATCGATTCCTATATATTTTTTATAACTACAAGAAATGCAGTATAGGAAAATTTTATCTTCTTCATCTAAATTTGAAAAAAGAAGACCCTGATCTAATGGGCAATCCATTTTAGGAACAAGGCCTTCTTTTGATAGAGATAGGTACCTTGATACAATTTGTATTTTAATACCTATCCCCTAACTACTTTGGAAATTGAATCATCAATCTCTTTGCTTTACTAATAGAATTTGGCCACGATGACCAGTCTATTCCGCCTTTAGTCATATAATACGTTATCTCTGCGTTTATGACTGGATCGAACAAAAGTACGTTCGACCTCAATTCGAATTTCTCTTTACGATCTATACCAAGGTTACCCAGCATGTTGATCTGAAAAATTCCGTAGGAACTGTCTCCAGTGCTCCTGTTGCCATTGTATGCCATAGGGCGTCCATTAGACTCCGCTTTAGCAATGGCCCACGCCATTTTAAGGGCGCTTCCTTCAAAACCTACAGACTTGAGAAGTTTTACTAACTCATTATCTGTTAACATTTCCGAAGGTTTGTATACAGTATTGCTGAATTTTTCCAGCGTTTCTCTTTTCAGTTGTGCTTCTGTTTTAGACTCTACCTTTACAGTTAGAGCTTCGGCTGGCGGTGTATTAACAACTGGTGTTCCAGTATATAAAAACATTAAACCAACCGCTATTGCAACATAATGATGTAAAACATCACTAAGTTTTTCTTTTATATTCTCCATTGGCATTTCCTCCATTAGAGATAACGGACTATAATCATAACATTGTTATTTAGTACATGTCAAGCTAGTCGACTATAATTTTTATTTATAGTTAACTAATAATCTTACTGTTTTTTATTAATCTATTTTCTAAAGCACTTCCCTTAAAGAATTTTCTTTGGTAGAATTATCTTCTATTGTTTTAAAATTAAACCGCAAGGCGGAGAAAAGGTGCTATATGTCAAGAATTATTGAAAACCCATACGAAAACTTTATTGCATTGTCGAGATATGCAAGATGGATCCCAGATGACAATCGCAGAGAAACATGGGGTGAGACAGTTGATAGATACTTTAGTTTTATGTTAAATCATCTGAAAAATAATTTTGACTATGTTCCAGATAAAAAGCTTGTAGATGAACTTAAAGAGTTTGTTTATGATAGAAATGTAATGCCTTCAATGAGAGCAGTAATGACTGCAGGTCCTGCTCTTGATAGAGATCATGTTGCAGGGTATAACTGCTCATTTGTTCCAGTTGATTCACCTCGATCATTTGATGAGACTATGTATATCTTAATGTGTGGAACTGGTGTTGGATTCTCTGTTGAATACAAGTATGTCAATAAGCTTCCTGCCGTTCCAGAAAGTTTTGAAAAGTCTAATACAATTATTTCTGTTGAGGATTCAAAGACTGGATGGGCAAAGGCGTATCGTGAACTTCTTGCAATGCTTTGGGCTGGACAAATTCCTTCTGTTGATGTATCTAAGCTTCGCCCAGCGGGTGCACGTTTAAAGACAATGGGAGGAAGGTCATCTGGACCACAGCCTTTGATTAACCTATTTGATTTTACTATTGCAAAATTTAAGTCAGCAGCAGGTCGCCAATTGAAACCTATTGAAGCTCACGATATAATGTGTAAGATTGGTGAAGTTGTAGTTGTTGGTGGAGTACGTCGTTCCGCAATGATTTCGTTATCTAATATTAACGATATTGAAATGGCAGCCGCAAAATCTGGAAACTGGTGGGAAAACAACACTCAACGTGCACTATCAAATAATTCAGTAGCATATTCTCGCAAACCAGAAATGGAGCAGTTTATAGCAGAGTGGAAAAATTTATATGATTCAAAATCAGGTGAGCGTGGCATATACAATGTTGCCGCTGCTCAAAAGCAAGCAGCAAGATGGGGTAGAAGAGACCCAGAAATTCATTACGGAACTAACCCATGCTCAGAAATTATCCTTCGCCCTTATCAGTTCTGTAATTTATCCGAAGTTGTAATTCGTGAGAATGATTCTTTAAAGGATATTGAAAATAAGGTAAAGTTAGCAACAATTCTTGGAACATGGCAGTCAACCCTTACAGACTTCAAATATCTTCGTAAGATTTGGAAAGACAATACTGAAGAAGAAAGACTACTTGGCGTTTCATTGACAGGTCAATTTGGACACAAGTTTATGTCTGGAAAAGAAAACTTAGAAAAGCTTGGAAAGTTCTTAGAGGACATTAGGGATGTTGCAAGATTTATTAATAAAGCAGAGTCAGATAGAATTGGAATCAATGAGTCTGCAGCTATAACCTGTGTTAAGCCTTCAGGGACCGTCTCACAGCTTGTAGGAGTGTCTTCTGGAATGCATGCATGGCATTCAGAGTATTATATTCGTACAGTTCGTGGAGATAAGAAAGATCCCCTATCAACATTTTTAAAGGAAGTCGGAATTCCCGTAGAAGATGACTTTATGAAGCCAAATGATACATATGTATTCTCATTTCCTGTAAAGGCACCAGAAGGTGCAATTGTAAGAAATGATTTAACTGCAATCGATCATTTGAATACATGGTTAGTTTATCAACGTTCATGGTGTGAACATAAGCCATCTATTACTGTATCTGTTAAAGAAGATGAATGGATGGAAGTAGGGGCTTGGGTATATAAGCATTTTGACGAAGTCTCTGGAATCTCATTCCTTCCGCACTCAGATCATAGTTATAAGCAAGCACCATATCAAGAGGTAACAAAAGAAGAATATGAAACTCTTCTTTCTCAAATGCCAAAAAATATTCGTTGGGCAGATTTATCATTTTATGAAACCGAAGACGGTACAAGCGGAACACAGACTTTAGCTTGTACATCAGATGGAAATTGTGAAATTGTAGATATTTCAGCTTAGTGCTACAATAATAGTATTGGGATAAAACCCAAAATTCCTGGGCACCCCGCCCAGAAGCAGGGAGGTCTTTAATGAAAGAAGATCTTAATAATGATGGAAAGGTAACAATGCAAGAAAAAATTCTCGCAGCGCTAGCAAGCTATGGTCGTCACTTTTTAGGTGCGGCTATTGCACTATACATGACTGGCAATACAGACCCAGGAGATTTAATTAAGGGTGGTATCGCAGCATGCTTGCCAGTTATTTTAAAGGCGTTAAATCCAAACGAACCAAGTTTCGGGTTTACAAAGAAGGCTTAATTTAATAGTCGATTAGGATGACTCCTGTGCTAAAATTGGCATAGGAGTTTTCCTATTTTAGGAGATTTTGCAAATGGCAGTACAAAAGAATTTCGAAGTAGATCAAAATGCTACTTTCACCTTTGAGGTTCAATACACCGAAGAGGATGAAACTACGCCTATTGATTTAACTGGCGCAACCGCTAAAATGCAGGTGCGTGATACTAAGGGCGGAAGTAAGTTAGCTTTTACATTAACTTCTCCTTCTGGAGGAATTACTATTGACGGCCCAAATGGAAAATTAACTATTAAGATCACTCCTACTCAAACTAATAAAATGTTTTACCCTAAGTCTTCTTATGACATTATGGTAGTTGATTCTAATAGCAATAAAATAAAATTGCTAGAAGGATTTATGACATTGAGTAGGAGCGTGACTATTTAATGGCAGATGTAGTAAAAGTCGTTGAAACTAAAAACAAAGTAATTGTATCTACTCCAGGATCTCAAGGTCCTAGAGGAAGAACTATTCTCAATGGTTCTGGTTCACCTTCAGCCAATTTAGGCTTAGAAGGAGATTTTTATTACGACAAAGATTCTGCAACATTCTATGGTCCAAAGCTATCCGACATCACATGGGCAGGAGCCACAGTAGTAGAATTTGCGACAACCGAAAACGTTTCTTATTCTACATCCTGGGAGCTTTCTCAAGTTGTTGGTCCAGTAAATGGTGAATACTCTATACAAATAACACATAACTTAGGATACAGTCCAAGTGTTACGATTAAGTCAAGCTCAGGCGATGTAGTAGAAACTGGCATCAATTATGATTCTCTTAATGTATTAACTCTTGTAATGGCACAGCCATTTTCTGGAACAGTATACCTATCATAAGGAGATAAAAAATGGCAAGAAAATTTTTGGTAAGCGTCGACCTAAATAAAAATGAACTTCTCAATGCCAGAATTCAAAATTTAGGTAGTGCACCGTCCAGTCCAGTAACTGGTCAAATTTACTACAATACTGGAGATAATACATTATACTTCTGGAATGGAACAGAGTGGATTCCAACATCTGGTTCACAAGAAGTAATTCAAGACTTAATAGGCTCTTCGATAGATGGCGGAGTAGGATTAACAAAAACCTATAATGATTCTACTGGAGTAACAACTTTAGATTTAGACGATACAACAGTAACTGCAGGATCTTATGGTTCTAGCACAGAAATTCCTACCTTTACAGTTGACGCACAGGGTAGACTAACTGCTGCTGGATCCACCACTATATCTACGGATTTAGATATAGCTTCAGATTCTGGAACAGATACAATTTCTCTTCTTTCGGAAACATTGACAGTTTCTGGCGGAGAGGGAATAGATACTTCGATTTCTGCAGGAACAATTACAATTTCTGGAGAAGATGCATCTGATACTAATAAGGGTATTGCAAGTTTTAATTCTACAGATTTTTCTGTAACAAATGGTCATGTAAGTTTAGCTAAAGATCCAGTAATAACACTTTCTGGAGACGTTGCTGGTTCTGCTACTATGACAAATCTTGGCGACGTAACAATTACAACAACTGTTCAGCCAAACTCTGTAGCTTTAGGAACAGACACCACAGGAAATTATGTTGCGACAATTGCTGGAACTGTAAATGAAATTACAGTAACAGGTTCTGGTTCAGAAACAGCTGCCGTAACTATCGGATTACCAGATGACGTAACAGTTTCTGGAAACTTAACAGTTAATGGAAATCTAGAAGTACAAGGCTCAATTAACTCTATTAGCACAACTGAAGTCAATATTATTGACAACAAGGTTGTATTAAATTCTAATGTAACTGGAGCTCCATCTGCAGATGCAGGAATAAAGGTTGAGCGAGGAACTTCTTCTGATGTAGAAATTTTATGGAATGAGACTTCAGATCAATGGCAATTAACAAATGATGGGTCAAGTTATCATGAAATTACTAGAAAGTTTAAACAAACTCTTTCTACTTCGGCAACATCTTATGCACTAACTCACAATTTGAATACACAAGATGTTGTAGTTCAAATTTATGAAGTTGCATCTCCATACCAGCAAGTTTTTACAGATGTAGAGCATACAAATGCAAACACTGTAACTATTAAATTTGCTACCGCACCAACTGCTGGAGAATATAGAGTAGTAGTTATAGGATAAGGAATTAATAATGGCAAAATTTAAATCATTATTAAACTTAGTAACTTTATCGGCAGACCCAGTTTCTGGGTCTGCTGGAGATGTTTACTTTAATGTAACATCAAAGAATCTAAAAATACATAATGGTTTAGAGTGGACCGATTTAACACCTGGATCTACAGATCCAACTCCATTTTATATGCATACTCACACTTATGATGGAGATGTACACACGATTAACTTACAAGAAACAATTAACTTTACAACAGATATAAACGATGATGCATCAGTTAATGAAACAATTCCTGCTATAATAGGACTTGATGGCGGTGCACCAAATTCAACATACGACAATGTTTCCGAAACAAATGTTACATTGTTAGACGGAGGCGAAGTTGGCAACTAATTTCCCAACAAATTTAGACGATTTGTCAAATCCACAAGGTACAGATTCCTTACAAGGTCACGCTCAATTACACACGAATGTAAATGATGCGATTGAAGCGTTACAAGAAAAAGTAGGTGTTAATAACTCTACTGATGTTACATCTTTAGATTACCGTGTAACTTCTCTTGAAAATGTTCCACAGAGCACTGAAGCTAAACTAATTTATGAAACTGTTAGCAACAATACTGGCTCAGCAATTGCAAAAGGCAAGGCAGTATATGTAAGTGGCGCAGTTGGATCATCAGGAAAGCTTAGAGTATCTTTAGCATCTAATGTATCAGAGAGTACGTCTACAAAAACTTTTGGAATAACACGACAATCAATTGCAGATGGCGCAGAGGGTGAAGTTATATCTGAAGGTTTACTTCAAGGTATAAATACAACTGGCGCAAACGATGGAGATCCAGTTTGGCTGGGAACAAATGGTAATTTATTATTTGGATTAGCAAACAAACCATCTGCTCCAGCACATTTAGTATTTTTAGGTATAGTAATAAGAGGAAATCAGGCAAACACAGGCTCCATGTTTGTAAAAGTACAAAATGGATTTGAGCTTGAAGAACTTCATAATGTTTATATAACAAACCCACAAGATGGGCAGATTCTCCAATATAACTCATCTACTGGTCTTTGGGAAAATGTAAATTTAGATTTAGAATATGCAAAAGATGAAGATGTTGCCTTAATAAATACAACATTAGGATTGGCTGGAAACAATGACCTAACTATTACTGGTATAGAAAATAAGACCACAATAGATAGCTTTAATTCCAGTACATATAGAACAATTAAATATAGTTTGCAGATATCAAAGGGTAGCGAATATATATCTTCGGATTACCTGCTTTTAAATGATGGGACAGATATTAACGTATCTGAGTCTAACATTATATCAAATACATCAAGTAGCCTAGCAAATGTTACATTTGAATCAAATGCAGGTATAATTAGCTTATGCGTAACTCCCACAACCTCTGCTGTTACAGCAAGATATGTGCGGACTGCGCTTAAAGCTTAATCAAGGGGGTTGTCAGAGTGGCAACAGTAAATAAAAATTTTAGAGTAAAAAATGGTCTGGTAGTTGAAGGAAATACCGCTACCGTAAATGGCTATGACATATTAACAAAGGCATCTGCAGATCAGTCTTATATTATTGATCTTATTGGCGGTACCGCAACTTCTGCAAATACCCCAAATACAGTTGTTAAGCGTGATGGATCTGGCAATTTTTCAGCTGGAACAATTACAGCAACATTTAGTGGTAATTTAACTGGTAACGTAACTGGTACAGTTTCGGACATTTCGAATCATGATACTGGAGACTTAGCAGAAGGAACAAACTTATATTTTACAAACCAGAGAGCTTTGGATGCAACATCGGCCGCTTACGACGCAGCAGGTGCAGCTTCAGCGGCACAATCGGCAGCAGAAGCAACTGCAGCATCATACACAGATAGCGTAGTAAATGGTTTAGATACAGACGATATTGAAGAAGGTTCATCTAATCTATACTTTACAAATCAGAGAGCTCTTAACGCTACATCATCTGCTTATGACGCAGCAGGTGCAGCTTCAGCAGCCCAGTCCGCAGCACAATCTTATGCTGATAATTTAGTAAATGGTCTAGATACAGATGACATTGAAGAAGGTGCCTCTAACCTTTACTTTACAAATGGTCGTGCTAGAAATGCAATGGGAGCTGGCACAGGATTATCATATGATTCTTCAACAGGAACATTCTCCGTAACAGCAAATACTTTCGACGCTTGGGGTTCAGCATCTGCAGCAGAAGCAGCAGCAAACAGCTATACAGATGATGAAATAAATGCACTTACAACAACTGATATTGAAGAGGGCACAAATCTTTATTATACAGATACACGTGCTCGTGGTGCAGTAAGCGCTGGCTCAGGATTAAGCTATAATGGTGGAACTGGTGAATTTTCAGTAGACACATCTGTTATTGCCAATAAGTCATATGTTGACACAGCAATAACAAATCTTGTCGATGGAGCACCAGGACTTCTAGATACATTAAATGAAATTGCAGCAGCAATTAACGATGATGAAAATTTCTTTACTACAGTAACAAATAGCATCAACGGAAAACTTTCGCTAACTGGTGGAACTTTAACTGGAGCACTAACACTTAATGCAGACCCAGTAAATGCGCTTGAGGCAGCTACTAAGCAATATGTAGATGCAGCAGAATCCGCAGCACAATCAGCTGCCGAATCAACTGCACAGGCAGCTCTTGATGATGTTCTAGATGGCACAACTGACTTCACAGCACTTGATGTAAATTCAGTTTCTCGTCAAGTTGCAGCAACAACTGGAAATATAGTTACAGCAGAAGCAACTACCGTTCTAAGCTGGAATAAGACAGACTATAGATCTGCTAAAATTTTAGTTAAGGCTAAGAATGGATCGCATACTCATGTTTCTGAGGTAATAGCTACGCTAGATACATCAGATAATATTGCTTTAAATGAATATGGAATTACAACAACAAATGGATCATTGATAACAATTGATGCAGACATTAACAGCGGAAGCGTACGAATCCGTGTAACTCCAACACATAATAATACTGAAGTTATGGCACACGCCACTCTTCTTGCTTAACAATTAAATATTAATTGGTGGGGGCCAGTCCCCCACCTAAAATTTCGGGGGATATTGAACTCGTGGCAACATTAAATAGAGACTTTAAAGTTAAAAATAATCTAGTAGTCCAGTCTGGACAGGTTACACTAGGCTCAGTACCCCTTAGATATAATTCAGATAATAATAAATTACAAATCCAGGTCAATAATCAGTGGATAGATATAGCTGATTCTAATGACATGGGATTTAATGATTTAGATTTAGCCATTGACTACAATGGCTCGCCAATATATTCTGTTGGTGATACGGGGGTCGTTACTGAGGCTACTAAATTTGCCGATGGCGGTTCCCCAAGTAGCTCATCATTTGCGCTTACGTTTGATTCAGGAGTGGTTTCCTAGTAAAATAAGCAAGTGGTATAATTCTAATATAGGGGTATAAAACAAAATGGCAACAGTAAGAATTCAACTTAGAAGAGGAACCTCTTCACAATGGGATACCGCAAACCCAACATTAGCTGCGGGAGAAATTGGTATTGAAACAGATACCAATACATTTAAATTTGGTGATGGCGTAACAGCTTGGAATAGCTTAGATTATGCGCTATCAAATACAGTAGACGATTATATTCCATTATCACTTAAGGGAGCAAATAACGGTGTTGCAGAACTAGATGGTTCTGGAAAAATTCCTTATTCGCAAATACCAAGTATTGATGAGCTTTCGCAAGATGCTGTAAACACTGCTCTTGTTGCAGGAACTGGTATTACAAAAACCTATAATGACGGAGCAAACACTATCACAGTTGCCGTTGATACATCCGTTATTGCCACTAAAGCAGAATTAGCAGAAGTTGCACAGGATTCTGTAAACGATTCTTTGGTTGCAGGATCTGGTCTGCAAAAGACTTATGATGATGTAAATAATTTAATTACACTTGAAATTTCTTCTGCTGTTGCTACAGTAACTGGAGCACAAAATTTAACAAACAAGACTTTAACTTCTCCAGTAATTGAAAATGGAGCCACCTTGAAGGGTGGACTTTCATTTGAAGGCTCAACAAATGATGACTATGAAACTTCTTTAGTAGTAGTTGACCCAACAACTGATAACACAATTAGCATACCAAATTCTAGTGGAACTATGGCATTAACTTCAGACTTAACACCATATGCACTATTATCTGGTGCAACATTTACAGGAGCAGTTAATGGTACAGACTTAACATTATCTGGAAACCTAACTGTTAATGGAACTACAACAAATATTAATACAACAAATCTTACAGTAGAAGATAAGAATGTTATTTTAGGAGATACTTTAAGTCCATCTAATGCTACTGCAGATGGAGGCGGAATTTCTCTAAAGGGAGATACTGATAAGTATATACAGTGGTCTCTTTCCGATGATGCATGGGTATCCTCAGAAGACTTTGAATTACCAGTTGGAAAAGCATATAAAATTGATGGAGATGTTGTTTTAACAAGCTCTGAAGTTTTAGGTAAATCTCTTCCATCTGGATTAATTGTTGGAACAAATGATGTCCAAGAATTAACAAATAAAACAATTGATTTAACTTCAAATACACTTACTGGAACAGTTGCTGAATTTAATGCAGCTTTACAGGATGAAAGTTTTGCAACATTAAGCGGTGCAGAGACTTTAACAAATAAAACTTTATCTTCTCCAGTAATTAATGGCCCAACTGGATTAAACAAGACAGATGTCGGACTTTCAAATGTAGATAATGTTGCTGATTTAGATAAGCCAATTTCAACAGCAACTCAGTCAGCTCTTGATTTAAAGGCACCTTTATCTGGACCTTCATTTACTGGAACTGTGTCGTTACCAAGCACAACAAGCATTGGCAACGTTTCTTCATCAGAAATCGCAACACTTGATGGAGTGACTTCAGCAATTCAAACACAAATTGATACTAAGGCTCCATCTGCCAGCCCAACATTTACAGGCACAGTCTCTTTGCCTAGCGATACAAGCATTGGCAACGTTTCTTCATCAGAGATTGAAACACTTAACGGAGTAACTTCAGCAATTCAGACACAGTTAGATGCAAGACTAGAAGCTACGCTTGCTGCCTCAACATATGCACCTATTGAGTCTCCTACATTCACAGGAACAGTTTCTGGAATTACAAAATCTATGGTTGGACTTGCAAATGTTGACAATACAGCTGATAGCGCAAAGCCAATATCTGCAGCAACTCAAACAGCTCTTGATTTGAAAGCACCTTTGTCTGGACCTACCTTTACAGGAACAGTCACTCTACCTAGCACAACTAGCGTAGGTAACGTTTCTGCAACAGAGCTTGGATACCTCGACGGTGTAACCTCAGCAGTACAGACCCAGCTTGACGCTAAGCTAGCCTCAGCTACAGCAGCCTCAACTTATGCACCGATTGCCTCA